CTATACCTCCTCCCACGCAAGGTCCTTCAGCGCGATCCGCCGGCACTCCTCCATAAAGCGGAGCCGTTCATAAAGATCCTTCAGATCCGGATCGTCTGACGGGATCCCTTTTGCACGGAGAGCATGGATCCGATCTCTTACCAGCTTGATCCGTTTGTTCCAGATAGCCACCATCTTCGCTGGATGGATGCTCACAGATCATCACCCTCCTTGTGCCCCTCGACCGCCCGCTCCAGGTCACGCCAGCTCGGCTGCGTATAAATGGCCGTCGTGTCGATCCGGGAGTGACCAAGGAGCGCGGCCACCGTCACGATGTCCACGCCGGAGCGCAAGCGCCTGGTGGCGAATGTGTGCCTAAGCACGTGCGGAGTCACGCTTTCCGGCTCCAACTGTGCTTGATAGGCATATTTCTTGATCATATCCTGAACGGCACGCGGGGATAGATGCCCCGTCCGTACCCCCGGAAACAGGTACTCGCCCTGAACTTTAGTTAACCATGGCCGGATCACTTCACGGGCGTCGCCGTTGGCCGGTACCTCCCTGCGTTTCATCCCCTTGCCGTTGCGGATCATCACTTTGCCTTTCCGCTCGTGTAGCTCCACATCCCTTGCCCGTAAAGACACTGCCTCGCTGACCCGGAGGCCGCAATATAACATCAGGCCTATAAGAGCACTATCCCGGAGATCGCCGGCCCTACTTACGGCCCTAACGAGTCGCGCTTCTTCGGTCCTTTCCAGAGCCTTGGGAGCACGCCGGGGCTCCTTGAGATGCTTGGTAAAGACAGGCAGCTCAGGGATAATCCTTTCCGCCTTGGCCCACTCAAGCCAGGCCCGGATCGCCGCTAAGCGACGATTAATGGTTGTTGGCTTGAGACCGCGGACCGTGAGCGCATGGCCGACGTAATCCCGCAGATCAAGTGTCGTCACGAGACCGGGAGCAAGGTCGCGGCCGTTCGTGTCTACAAACCAACGCGCAAAATCAACCAGGTCCTCGCCGTATGCCTTGGCCGTGGTTCTTCCAAGGGTTCCCAAAAAGTCTTTCATGCTGACTTCACCACGATTTCCCATCTGTACTTAGGCTTCTGCTCGATCCCCGCGGGAACATTCCGCTGCCTTTTTTCCGTTGTCCAAGGACATGGCCTTACCTTGGCCACCGCCTTCCACCCGGCGGCTCTAAGACTTATCCCGGACTCTTCCTGCAATGTGTAGGTTATAAGCTTTTTGTAACCCAAGGCTTTGGCCGCCCTAAAGCAGGCCCCATAGAGCATCGAATTGGCGTTTTTCGTGGAGACAGTACAGGTTCTCCTTACCTCTAACGTAAGACCGTCATTCATATATTGGTTGACCGGCAATCCCGCTATGGCCACACCTACTATTACGTCGGCGTCGTTGGCTACCGCCACACAAAATTTATATCCATGCTTTACTCCTTCATGATGTCTGTGGTTTTCCGTTATGAACTTATTTGCATTCTTGAAGTGAATAGGGACTATCTTCAGCATACCTCCTCACCTCTTTCTGAATGTAATCGGATTATGCGCGGTGTTTTTCTTCCTATAATAAGGCCGGAAACCCGCATTCCACCGTTGGGATCCCGGCCTGTTTCCGCGCCTAAGAGTCATTATGCGCGGAGATTATCCGCTTTGAAGTTTTCGAGCCAGCCGATTTTTATACCACCCTTGCGACCCTTTGCTTCCAACGCAAGTTGGCGATCCAACCGCCAGTCTAATGTGTGGGACCCAATGACACGGTCCGGGAACAACATATACAACAAGCAATGGATCTCCACATCGTCTTTTTGGCAGAGCTCCTTATGGCTGAGAATGGCGTCGAAGCTGCTTGACAAGTCTGCTTCAACTGCTTTGTCACTATTTTTATCACTCATAATTCTGCTCTCCTTACATCACTTTTGGCCCCTCTCAACAGAGCACGCGCCATTTCCTGACAACTAATTTCTTCAATGTCATCAAGGGTAAGATTTTGCCAGTATCCAGCGTCTACGTAGTCAATAAAACACTCCTTCAGTTGCTGAGAGGCAGAAACTTCTGGGTCGTAATGATAGCCGGCCTTTCTCAGGGCAAGTCGGAATAGCTTTTCATCTTCCAATGTCCTCCTCCCTGCCTTTCTTTCCTATGCCGGCTCGTTTTCTGCCGCAAACGGATCCTCGGCTGCCATTTCCTCTGGTTCCTTTAGGAGGTCCGCGAACATTTCATCCTCGGCGTCCTGCGCGGAGCCGTATCGTTCATTCCGCACACGGATTACCTCGTTCAGGAACTCGTCGAAAGCACGCTCATTGCTCGGAAACTGCACATTTCTTACGATGTTGTCCGTGTTATAGAGCCTAGCCTTGAACAATTCCTGGACGCGATACGGTGGCAGGAACATTTTCCGAAGCAGTTTTTCTCCGGCATAATCATACACATCGTAGGAAAAACCACCACCTCCGGTCTTCCGGCAGTCGACAAGTATGTTGGTTAGGTTCCGGATCCGACTGTCAAGGTTACGAATGCTGGGAGAGGTCATGAAAAGACTGCTATGCAATTTGCGGAGGTAGAAGAAAAACTGGGTCATGTAGATGTTGGACCCCTTGCTGAACATCCGGGAGTCAAGGTTTACATGCGCCTCGTCCATGACTTGGATGCTGTTGGGACTCCTGGCCACGTTATAGTAGTCCTTATAATGTGTCAGTGGCCTGGAACCCCTTAATCCGTAATTGCTGTAGATGTCGACCAGCACTCCGGCCTTCTTGGCGCGGGCCGCGTAGTAATGTGCCAAAACACTGGCGCCAAAGGTTTTCCCGTCCCCCAGGTGGCCCTGGAACACCCACAAATACATGGTTACTTCCCGCCTTTCAAGGCATTGTTGACCATCCTCTTATCAATGAGGTTGCCGGTAAAGTAGCTGTTAATGACCTCAATAAACGTCCCCGGAGGAGTAAGGTTTTTAGACTGATACAAGATCGTGTTTATGATCGGGTCAAATGTCTTGTGTCCCCTGTTCGCCTGGATGTATTTAAGCAATGCAATTCCCTGCATCTGCAACGGATGCAGAGGCGTCCCGTGACCCTCCATAAAGCGGAGTGTCTCGACCAGCTCTCCTTTGGCAGACGCGAAAAGGTCCCCGCTCATGATGTCCTGGAGAGATCGCTTCTGGTACTCGGACCCGTTGCCGTTACTATCTGACATGTCGGTTCCTCCCTTAATGATGCAAGACCAGTATTGTTATGAGCAAGATGACCAGCGTGGCGTAAAGTGGTATGTTGAGCTGCTTTGCCACTCCATAGTTAAACATGGATTTAAGAGCGACATTCTTTTCGAGCTCAGTGATCCGTTCGCTTTCGGCAAGATAGTTCCCGGTGTAGCCGAAAATATAGGCTCTGCCGCCGCTTGGATAGTATCTCACTTCTGCATCGGCTACCGGCAGCGTCAGGGATCCGGCACATACCGATTCTTCGCTGAGTTGCTCGACTGGGAGCACTCGTATCTCCGCAGGGGATATGAGGATCACGTCGTCGGTCACTGTTTTTTTCTTGCCCAAAAGTTGTTTTAGCATCATCCACGCCTCCCCGTGCTAACCCTGCCTGCAAAGCGCTGATACAACCAGAGGGCCGGCAAGACGATCACCGCGATCCCCAGGGATATTCCCGCCGCGGCCGCGAAGAAAAAGTTAAAAGCGTTCACCCGCTATACCTCCTCCAAAATCAGTTCCTGGTCCCATTATCCCGCGCCCAAGTTTTGCGCACAATGAACAAAAACTGCACTCTTTTACCACCACTTGACCCCGGTCTTGAAAGCTAAGTACATGTCATAACTCTTGCGCACAATGAGCACCACGAGGAGTAGGAAAGCGCTGGCAACGATAGACCCGATGAGCATTTGCCAACCAGGACCCATGAGCACAATAGGCCCCAAGAAATAGTCAAGGTTTAGTCCCCGGCCAGCTACCAAGGAAACCTGGCCGAGGTAATTGAGCGCGTTTTGCAAAAGAGAGATGATCGGACCGATGATACTGTCAACTATCGAGTGCAT